TGGTGCAACGTCAGACATCTTGCCTTGACGGATCGCACGAACCTGTGCCATTCTGCTATCTCTACTTGAGTAGCGGTTGCGAATACGACTGAATCGTTCGCTTAAAGTTGTAATGTTTATTGTCATAATGACTCCTTAATATCTTCCTCCCCAGAATGATTTATATTCTGAGGTGTCTTGTGCACCAACTAAAGTGCGGTCTGTAATATCCTGTCTCGTCATAAACGGAGAGTTTCTGAAATATGTTTTCCTAGCAGAACGGTTAACAAGTTCCAGTGCTCTCAACTCAGCAAACCAAAGAGCCATAACGATATCTGTCTTTTGACCCTTTGGAGGATTTGGTTGCCAAGTAACTAACTGTTCAATCAACGACTTGACACGCTGAATGTCTGACCTCGGAAGTGTAATCTGATTGTTCGCAAACAAAGCAGACATAGCCATAACACCAAAGTTGGGGTCACTCTTGTTGTTATTGGTCATATGCTCTGTAAGCATTACACCTCTTGAGGCAAGGTATTCGTTTATCTCTGTATCACGAGTAAGGAATGTTTGGAAAGCGTTACGCTCAATCCTCCACTCTTTGACACCGTATCTCTCAGTCCAATCCTTGATGAGTTCCCTTGTCTCATCTGGCTTAGACCCAGCACGGTTGCTGATATCAATAACGTGGCGTTTACCAGTTTCTAAATCAACACCCAGAACTACAGCGGCAGTATATCCAGTAGACGCAGGGTCAAGACCAGCAAGGATGTATAGACCATCCATACCTTCTGCACGACCAAGGCTGATGTCATTCGGGATAATACCAGTCTGTCTTGCTTGGCAAGAACGAGATACATGTTCAGGGTCAAACACAGAGTTCTCTGCAATCTGTTCCTGTTGATAGATGCGACTCCAAAGTGCTGGAGCAATACCATCTCTCAAATCTTTTAGCGTTTCGCCATCCCAGCGTCTGTACAAACCATTTGGTTCTGGTTCTTCATCTGGGTCAGCAGGGCTATCGCTATAAGCCGCTGTGCTGTACCAAAGTATCTCTCAGGGTTTCTCAACTCTGAATACAAGTCCTTAGCAGCAATACGAGTTCCAACAACAAGAAGTCTTCCTGTTCTAGGTGCAAGACGAGAGCCAACGATACCTAGTAGCCAGTCAATCTGCTTCTCATACTCACCAACGTTTGTATTATCAATAGCGTCATCTACAACTACAAGGTCTGCACGAGCACCATACACCTGACCACGGATACCTACAGCCTGAACGCTAGGGTCCTTGGCTTCAGCACTGCGTCCAGAGATATAGAACTGGCTTGCCTTCCAAGAAGCAGAACCTTCCTGCCATCCACCTGGAGGACCGAAGGTTTCTTGCAGTTTAGAATACTGAGGATTAGTTAGACGCTCTTTAATCTGCAAAAGGAACTGCTCAGATAGACGCTGTGCCTTAGACACAATGATTACCTTCAAGTCTGGGTTCTTCATCAAACGCCAAATCACATAGTTCACCGTGATAGTTGTTGACTTAGCGTGACCTGGAGGAGTGTTCACAATCATACGAGAAGGTCTACCCTCTTCGTAAGTCATCGCTGGATGCAAATCACGGGGTGGTCTACCTTCCAACATATCAAACCACTGAAGTTGATGTGGAAAGAGTTTGTTGCCTAGGTAGAGCACTCCACGAATACGAGTAATCTCTGCAGCCCACTCAGCATCTTTACTACGGACATCTTCATACCAACGCACGGAACGGTCAATCTGAAGCAAGGCAGCCTTTATAGACATGCCTTGATACAGCAACTTCTTTAGTTCCTGTTTTGCTTCAGTAGCATTAAGTGCTTTCCGTTTTCCGTGATTAGCCATATGCTATGCTTTACGCCCCTTGGAAGGTTTCGTTTGGATTTTCCTTGAGGCAAGCATGTTCTTTGGCTTTTCTGCCTTTGGCTTCTTATAGCCTGGAACTCCAGGAATGTTTGGTAGAGGACCGTCATAACCAACAGATGGGTCACGCCATACAGAAGTTCCTGCTGGGGCAGCAGCCTTTTCAGCATTAAGTTCCTTGGTAGACATAGCCCTCTTCATAGTTGCACCTTTAAAGGGACCTTCTTTTACTACGGTTGTCTTGTACTTGTATGGACCCTTTGGTGGTTTCTTAGGGTCTGGCTTAGGAGATGGAGTAGGCATTATTTACCATGCCCTCCAGCCCAGTAACGCTTACCTTTCGGTGCATTAGGACCAGTGTATGGAGCAGTCACATTGCCAGACATACCAGCCTTCTTCTTAGCCTTGCTAAGTTCAGAAGCAGCAGCCACTGCAGTCTTCTTGCGAGACCCAACTGCTTTGTCGTTCTTAGGTGTCTCTGGAAGGAAAAGCGACTCAGTGTATCTGTCGTGTGCTTTAGCGAACTTGTCAGTCTTGTCCTTGACAGGGTTTGGCTTAGGCTTAGGCGGTACTGGCTTCTTTGGTGTTGGTTTCTTTGGTGTTGGCATTATTTCTTACCTGCTTTCTTGGATTTAGATTTGCCAGCAACAGACAACGCAATAGCAATAGCCTGTTTACGGGACTTTACGACTGGGGCTTTTTTATGACCTTTGCCATCAGGGTCTTTACCTGAATGTAGAGTTCCTTTTTTGAACTCAGACATGACTTTCTCAACTTTAGTTTTCTTCGGCACGATTACCACTTGACCTTATCTGCCCAGTACGCTGCAGACATTTTGCCTTTGGCAATGTTTGCTTTGTGACGAGCCTTGAATGCTTCGTTCCTCTTAGAGCCATCAGGAGAACCCTTGACCCCTTGCTGACCAAAGCGGATTGTTTTTACTTCATCGCCCTCTTTAGCCACAACAACGTGTGACTTCGTAGGATGATTCGGTGTAGCCTTCGGTTTGTTGTAACCAGATACACCTGCTCGTTCAAGACGAGAATCTTTTTTCTTCGGCATTACTTAAAACGCTCCCAAAGGTCTCTAAGGTCTTTGATGTCAGCAGTAATAAGGTTCTTCTTGATACCGTAAGTCACATGCAAATGATTTCCAGTTGAGGCGGTACCAGTTGTTCCAACAAGACCAACGATGGTCTCACCAGCAACAACCTTATCGCCCTGCTTAAGTTCGGACGGTTTTTGGAAATGAGCGTACAAAATAAAGTGCTTGTCATAAGTTGACTGAATGAGATAGTTACCCAAGACTTTGGTTTCACCAACCTCCATTACAGTGCCACCAGTAATAGCCTTAATCTTGCTACCACCTGCTACACTCCAGTCAACACCTCTATGAGGGTTAGTGCGGTAAGACGCAAAGTTCTTAAACTCGTCTCCACGCTTTGCCTTTGGAAAAGGCTCAATGTAAATCGCTTCAGGCATGTATTTCTCCTATGTAGTTAGTTGGTGTGAGACCCACCTCAGCACACCGAGACCCTCAGACCGTTCTGTGTGGGAAGAGTAGCACATCAGGACAGGCACTGACCCTATTGGTATTTCTACCAAACTGTTTATTCACAAGGAGTATAGGGAAAAAATGTGGTGTTCCTGACTACTCATCCTCAAAGTAACTAGGCGGTTGAAACCCAGGAGCAATGTCATGGGTAGAAGACAAATCAAAAAAACTAGGACTACTCGTATTAGGCATCTGATGAATGTGCTTAAGGCTATTTTACCAGTTTGGATTGCGGTAGAAATGTTTGTTCATAACCATTTGACATCTGACTCCGATTTAATAATCGGGGGGTCAAACAACTTAGCCACGCCTACAGGTTTATTAGCGAGACACCGTAACTATTTATCTGTGGGGTGTCAGCCATGTATGTATTTTTTGCAGTAGCGTTTATTACTTTTACTATGGCTACCGTGGCTACCTTACCTGCGTCTACCACTGATGATAATGATTCTCAATAAGGCTTGGGCGTTCTATGTTTACCCTGACCAAATAGGCGATAGCCCTAAAAAACTAACCTAAAGTTAGGTCTAGGTTAGGTGTCAGTTAGGTTTTCAACGAGGCTACATCCCTTATGTTTACTGGGATTTTTGCTTTTCAGTTAGTAAAGTTAGTGTTTTCCCAAGTCATCTATAGTGTCTACTACTATATTTTTATTTCCTAACTCTATAAGAAAAAGACTAACAATACTAACTTTAGAGGCTACTTCCCTTTGTTTATAAGGCATTCAGAGGAGGTAAAAACCTAACTTGGACCTAACTTGATACTAACTTTGACCTCAAAAAACTAACTTAT